CTTGTAGAAGCATCATTTAAGTATTTCCAGTCAGTCTTGTAGAAGTCATAAGAACCTCTTCTGAATCCTGAAAATCCAAAGTTTAATGCCATTTCTTGCTCATTGTCAAAAAGACCGTAAGAAGCAGAAGCAGTAGAAGCAAAACCTCCACCTGCCATAGCAGCAATCATATCGTCAAAATCAAGAGCCGTAGATCTTGATAAAAATAACATGTTTTCTTCAATAGCACCTTGCTTATCTAAGTTCTTAAGAATTTCATCAAAATCACCCATTGCACCTGAACCAGGAGCAGCAGCACCAGCAAAACCAGAGTATACATTACCTCTTGCTTCAATAGCAGCAAACATACCTTCAGAACCTAGGTAACCGTCACCACTTAAAGAAGTAGCAACACCTGCGGCTGTTTTAGCATTTTCACCTTCAACCATTTGCATTTCAAGATAATCTTCAAAACGTAATCTAGTCTCAGATTCAGCTTTCAGATACCATAAATATCCAGATGTTCCGTCTTCAGTAGCAACTTCAACCCACCCAATTTGAGCAGTATCAGAACCATTGATTTCGTACTTATCTTTGATAATTACAGGTCTGTTAGAGAACTGAGTAAAAGATGGCTCAATAGAACCTTCCATACCATTTGTTCCTTTTAAGAATTCAGCACCATAAACAAACATGTTTACATCTGCTGTACCACTTAAAGCAGTTGGTAAAGTATTAGTTCCATAAAGTTTGAAAGCAATAGTTACAGCATTAGCAGCTCCATTACCAACAGAAGCATTAGCAGCATCTCTTACATCAGTAACTAAAGCTTTTACAGTAATTAAACCAGTAGCTTGATCAGATATTAAAATAGTCTGACCTACTCTAATAGCCATAGTAGTTGCTGTGTTAGGAGCAGCTATGTTTGGTGTAGCAACGAAAAGTGGACCACCAGTAATTGTAGTAGCAGCAGCTAATCCTTTATATGAAACGTGAAGTCTGTTTTGCTCTGACCAGATAATTTGATCTGATGTCATTGGCATTTCAGCTCCTACCATTCTCAAGAAACCAGATAAAGTTCTGTTTCCGTATCTCTCTACTTCTGCTTCGTAAAGCTCAGGTAGATATTGTTGTGCGAAAGTCTGAGTGGTGGCATCACCAGTTACACTTCCGTTAAAATTAAGGTAATTTGACTGCAAAGCCATTCTCTGTTGAGAAGGGATTAATGAAGCAGGAAAACTACCACTTTGATTAAAACTCATTTTTTTTAGTTTTTAGTTTTTATTTTTTGTTGTTTGTATTTTCAACTTAGAACTATCAACTCCACCTGAGATCGCTTTAACTTTCAATCCTCCAATAAAAATATCACCATTGCTTTGTGGGCGTGATGCTGTTTCTATATTTTTAGATTTATTAACTATATTTTTAATTCCGTCGGATTTCCCTTGTTCATAAAAATGTTTTGCTATTGTATCTGCGTTCTTAGCTGCATACAGCGCTTTATGGTAACCTTTATGATCAATTATAGTACCATCTTCGTTTGAGAACGTCTCGGTGAAGTTGTATAACTGTGTCTGATCTTTAGCTAACTGCTGAGCGTTATTTACGTTATATTTAAATTTCTTTTCCCCTACGTTAAACTCAAAACCTTTGAAATCGTTAGAAAAATAATCATCTGTTAACTTATTAAACTCTTGCTGCTGCGTTTGTGAAGCCTCATTATCTGTGTTGTATCTATTGAAAAAATCCATAGCCTTTTGTTGCTCTTGAGTTACTTTGGGTCTCAACTTGATCTCCTCGTAATATTTCTCTTTAGTAGTTTCCAAAAAGTTTTTGGCATTTGCAATTTCTTCTTTGAAGGCAAGTTTCTTTTTACGGATATCTCGCTCTTCTTCAAGCTCTTCATCAAATGAGAAATTATCATCCATTATGAAATCTATTTCTTCATTATTTAAGTGTGGCTTAGTACTTTTGTAATATTCTTTTAATAAAGTATTGTCATCAACATCTTCATAATTAGTACTTAATCTTACGTAATCTTTTATACCTCCTCCAGTTTCTTCCATAAACTTAACAAGTTTATTTAAGTCTTCTGGCAATTCAACTATTCTTCTTGCCGGTTTTTCTTCTTTAGTATCTTTAATTACTTCAGTTTTCTCAATTACTTTATCTTCTGCTGGTTCTTTTTCAGTTGTTTTATCTTCAATAATTTCTTGTATTTCAATATTAGGTTTTTCAGTTTCTTCTTTTTTCAAATCAACCTTAATAACATCTTCTTTTTTATGGTCTTCTTTAATAGCTTCTGGTTCTTGTTTTTTTAAATCTATTTTTATTGGTGTATCTTTTTTAATTAATTTTTTGACTTGTTTTTTTACTTTAAACTCGCCTTGAGTTAATTCTCCTCCTTTTGTTTCTTTTATTTCTTCTGACATAATATAATATAATAGTTAATAATTACTCTAACATACCACCCGGCATAGAGTCTTGATTTTTTTCAAAATCTGTTGGTAATAAATCATTTTTTCTTTGATCTATCATTTGGCTTTGTTGGGTTCCTTCAATTCTTGTTCTAGTGTCTTTTCTGTCTTCAATTAAACTTTCTTTAGTTCCTAGCCTTTGTAATTCCATTTCTTTTAATTGCTTGTCATAATTAAATTGCAATTCCATTAATTGTTGTTTAATTTCAGCTTCTCTATTGATTCTAGCTATATCAAACTCGCTTTTACCTTGAGCTACTTGTAAAGTTGTTTGAGCTAAGCCTTGCTGTTTTTGAAGTTCTGCCATAGAAGCTCTTTCGCTTGACTCAGCATTTGCCTGTGCTTGAGCTTTCATATTGTCTTGAGAAGCCTTTTGATCTATAGCTTGTTTTTGTTTTCTTTTTAGTTTTAAATATTGATTAGCTAATTTTAAATTCCTTATAGATCTTATTTCTATAACATCTTCTAAATTTATACTGTTTTGCTTTAAAGCTATTTGAATATTTTGCTCTAATTGTGCCTTCTGTTCTTCATCAGGTTCTAACTCTAGGAATATACCAAAATCAAATAGATTTAAATGATACATATCTTCTAGTGTTCCTACATTATAAGAAGTTATACTAGATTTCAAAGCCTCTCTAGTTAAAGGAAATTCTAAAGCATCTGACACTCTTAAAGAAATATTTTCACAAGTTTTAACAGTTAAATAAAGCATAGCTTGCATTATGTGTTTTGTAGCTGTATTAGAATTAGCTGCGGCTAGTTTTTGCAAGCCAACTAATGATTGTTTATCAGGCAAAGATCCATCTCTAGCTTCATTAAGGCCTGTAACATCTCTCATCATTTGTAAGTAATACTGATAGGTCTGTATTAAAGACTGCATTTTACCGCTACCAGATCCTGACTGTAACTCTTGTATTGGAACTTTTCCAGGATTAGCTCCACCGTCTTGAGTCATGGATCTACCTAATATACTACCTGTTTGAAAATACATGTTCAAAGCTTCGGCTGGATTGTAATTTGTTCCATTGCCTAAATCAACTTCTGCTAAACCATCAACATCTAAAAATACACCATCAGGAACTATTCTTGATAGCACTTGTTGTAATTTTAAGTGTGTTAATTGTATCATATCTGCAAAACCAGTCATACGACTAACTAAAGACTCTATACGTCCTTTGTACATTTTAGGAGCACAAATATTATAGTTCATATTGACTTTGACTAAATTACTTTCAGGTCTTGTCATATTTCTAGCCATCTCCCATTTTAGCATCATATCATGTCCTAGAATTTTAGCTCCAGTATATAAAACCTCTATTGATCTTGATATTGTTTCAAAATTATCATTTTTAGGCGGTTTAAAGGTGTCAGGTTTTTCTAATGCTTTTTCTAATCCTGATGGAGTTTCTTTAATTTTAAAAACTTGATCTTGATAAGTTTTATATTCAAAATATAATACAGCAACACTGTTATTATCTTGTCTACCATTAAATTGATAATTATAGCTACGACTACCTGGATATTGTTCTATTGTTTTTAAATCTTCATCTGTTAATTCAGGAAATTCTTTTTTTACTTCGCTTAAGCTTATATATTTAACTTCACCAACATACCATAAATCTTGAAAATTTGGATCTTCTGTATATGAATAAACTAAATCCGCGGGATCAACATATTTTATTGTAACCCCTTCTGATAAATTAAAATCAGTTTTAACAGCACCTATACCTAACACAACTAAATCTTGAGAAAATCTTCTTCTAATTAACTCGTATTTATTAAAATCTAAAGTATTGTTGATAGCTTCTTCTTCTGCAATTTCTATAGACTGCTTATATGTTAATTGCATATGAAGTTCTAGTTCTTCTTTGTTTGCCGGTAATTCATCTGGATTTTCAGTTGAATACATATTGACACCTAAATCTCTTTGTATTCTATCTATTAAACCTTGAGATGCCATGTCTCTCATTATAGTTTCAGCATATTGAGTTCTTTTCTTTAAGGACTCAGGATCTTGAGCATAAGCTTTAATATCATACAACTTACCATCCATACCGTTAACAACTATGTCAACAAATTTAGGTATAATTGGAACTGGCTTCCAGTCTAAGTTTAAATAAGATAAATCACCATTTATTGCTAATTCATCTTTATATTTTTGAACAGATTGCTCCCCTCTTGCGTATAGTCTTAAATTTCTAAACTGATTATAATTAGTGTTAAACCTACCAGACACACCTGATCTAGTGCCACTAAACCAATCTCCTTCAATAGCTCTACCAACTTGTCGTCCGTAATCCAAACTAGCTTTAACCTCCTCAGGTACAACCTGATCAGGAAAAGAACTGCCGTTCATAGTATTTATTTGCATTTATTTTTGTATTTTAGATAAACTTCCGTCGTTATTATATTTTTTTATACCTAAGCTTAATTTTTTCTTAATTATATTAGCTGTAGGTCTATATCTATTCTTATTACAAGCCATAATGGCTAATCCAGAACTAATAGATGCATCATGTTTAGTTCTATTATTTATATCGAAAGTAGCCCAATCTTCTAATGTTTTTTGAAAATACATTCTTCCAAAACTATTTTCTAATTGACCTACATAATCTTCTATATAAGATTCTATAGCCGCGGCATGCGCTTGTTTAATATCTTCACTTGAATTAGGTATTCCACCTATTTCTTTTTCTGTTGTAGAAAGCTTATTCCAAATTTTATCAGGTCTATTCATGGAAAAACCTCTATAACCTCTACGTTTGAAATAGTACAACAATCTAGGTTTGTTATTCTCACATAATATTGGCATACCATAAAATATACAAGCCATTAAAACGTCTTCAAAAAATATTTCAGCTGTTTGAGGTCTTGAAATATATTCTAAAAAAAAGTGATCGGGTGGTGCATCTTCCATAGAGAACTTGCTTAACCCATGTAAAGCTCCATTAGATCCCTTGCCATCAACAGTTCCTGATATGTCATAACTATCACAACCAAAAGCACCCATATGTTCGTTGCCTGGATATTTTATTCCATTTTTAATTATAACTTGATTTTGTAAAGAAAAATTTGGAATCCAAGAAACTTTAAATCTACCATTTTTGTTAGGTACAAAAGAAACTCTAGTATCTTTTATACCATTAGCCCATATAAAAGAACCTTTAGTTACGGAAGTTGTGTTATTTAATTCTTCGTTGTAATCTATTTGCTGATATATTTTAGTTAAATTAAATAAACTTTGTTTAGACTCATCTCTAAAAGCGTGTTGCTCTGTTCTTGGAAATTGTCTATAATATTCGTTTAAACTGTCTTGATCAGATTTTAATCCTTCAACTTCGTTTTCCCAGTGTTCAATAACGCCTGTTGTAATGTCATAACCGTCGACTCCTTTGATGCTATCTTTTTCTCTAATAAAGACAGGTGATCCGTAAGTATCCATGAATCCTTCGTAGTTCCATTCCATAGGGACGAACAAAGAATAGAGTCCAGAAGAAGTCTGTCCGTTTCTATTTCTTTTTTCAACGTCTGAATTATAGTATAGTTTTTTGAAGTTGTTTCCACCTTTATCTAATGCGTTTGAAGTTGAGCCCATCATACACTTGCCTACGATTCTTGATCCTAGCCTTAGTGTTGTTTTTGTAACTCGCCAATTGTTTAATATGTTGTCCGGTCTTTCCCATTTTCCGCTTTCGTCGTGTGCTAATAATTTTAATTTCTCACCATCGTAAGAGTTGTCGCCGGTATTTTTCCAGTCAATAGTTGTATCAAGTCCATCAAGTTCTCTTAGTTGCTCATTACTCTCAAGCTTTCTTCTAGTAAGTTTTGAAGCCGGAACCCTATACGCCAATTCTGTCTTAGGACGATCCATACCGTCTTGGATCGGCTTGAAGAAAAACGGATAGTTAACGGATATTGGCACAACTTTATCTGTAAACATTTTTTTAGCATCTGCTCCAGATTTAGATAGTATACCGAATCTGGCATCACTTGATATCGTTGCTTGGTTAACAAGCTCCGCTGACGACATAAATGAAAATCCAGACCTTCTGTTTTTAAGGTAGCACATCCCGTAACATCTGTTATCTGCTTTACATGCTTCCCAAAATATAAAGAATAATCTATTTGCTTCTCTAAAATCTGGTGCTCCAACATCGATCTTTGACCATTGTAAGTACATGTAATGAGTACCAGTAATATAAGTAGGCAAACCTCTATTGTAGAACCAATAACCTTCATCTCTTCTTGTAAATTCTTTATCGATATAATCATACCACTTTTCTTTGAAATCAGTGTCATGCTCTTCCCAGTCAAACCTTGATTTAATTTTACTTAGTTCTTTTGGATATTCTTGCTTTTCCCATTTTTGTTCAATTTTGCTTTCGCTTCGTTTAAACGGTTCATTTGTTGCTGGTAAAGCAATCCTGAGATTCTGTATTTCAATGATTTGTCCAATTTTTCCAGTTTTACTTATTACTATAAAATCATAATCAGAGTTATAACCGTACTCCCATTTTTTGAAACGATTTTGTTTCTTTAATATTTTAGGGTTAATTAAATCTTTAACCTCCGCCCAAAGAGTTTGATTGTAACTCATTTGCTTCTTCCTTCAGCAAAACCTTTAAAAGCTTTTTGTTCTTTAACTTCTTTAGGTTTTTCATTTAAAATGTCTTCTTCTATTTGTATGCGAGTTAATATCTCAAAAGCATCAAATATTGCTAATTTCTTTGTTGCAGCAGCATTTTTTAATCTGTCAGCGCTTACATCGTCGTCTGAGTCTACAATCTTTTCTTTTGCTACTTTAATAAGTTCCTCAACTGCTTTTTGCCCAGCTTGGATTATTTTCTTTTTCGTCTCCTTGATATTCATGAGTTAAAGCTATATCATTTGATTTCATACAATAAAGTCGTTCACCGTCTATTATAAACTCAAATTCAGAGTTTGGGGTAAACGTAATAAGTGTTCCAGGTGTTATTCCTAGCGCTTCTAATGAGTCGTTGGTGTATTTTACTATACCAACATTAGGCTGCTCTTTTCTATTCTCTAAAAAGCTTTTGTTTTTAATTGGTTTTATAAAGCAATAATTTAAGTGAGATTTTAAATTGTACATATAAATTTGTTCAGGAGCGCAAAAATATAAGTTTTCTTTAAAAAAAGTACCACTATTTTTTTCTCTACCTTTCATGTCGTAATATCTGCGTAAGATATTGTGATGAATATAAACTTCATCACCAGGTTTTATTTTTGTTTTATAAGCAGCTGGAGTCGAAACTACAACTGCTTTTTTACTTACAAAAATATGATTTTCTATATTTGAATTAATAACTAATTCTTTACCATTAACCGATTTAACATTACTATATGTTTTATCTAAAGGTTTTATGATAAAATGATATATACTATTCATTAATATTTTAGATCGTACTCTACAGAAACTGCCATATTAGAATTAAACTTTTTCCAAGGTAAGACTTCATCGTTTTTAGTTATATATATATTATACGAATTGTCTTTATCTTTAAAAATAATATCACTAATTATATGACCACCATAAACCTCTTGACCAGTGGCATAGTGCATGGCTTCGTTCTTGTAATCAGCTCCTATACTAATCTTTCTTATCTTTGACATCTTCTTTTTCTATTTCTTCGTAAGAACCGTCTTCTAAGTTTATATTTATAGAACCATATTCTGACTCAAGAATTTGTTTGTATTCTTCTATACTAGTGTGCATACCACTAATGTCTTCTATAATTTTGCTTTTTTGAAAGTCAAGAACACCGGTTTGCACCAGTAAGTTATTTAAGTTTTTTTGTTGTTCTATTATTAACTTTAATTCTTCTTCTTTTATTTTTTTAATTTCACTCATTTTATTTTATTTGATTGTTTTTTTTGTTTTATTAATATACCGCTACTAAATTACTTCCTGCAGTTATTCTTTTTGCTAATACAGGTGTTTTATCACCTACTGTTGTACCTGGTTGACATACTTTAAAATCTACCGCCGCTCCTCCAGCTTCAGTAATTAAAGAAACTGTTTGTTGTGCATTTCCGTTATATACTACACATCCTCTTAGTTGTGTATTTGGTATGTTTATAGCTACATCTTGAGCTAGTTTAAAGGTTGGTAAAACACCTGCTCCTACTCCATCAGCTAGAGTTATAGTCTGAGGTGCTGCA